AATTGGATAATCTGGATGAAGTGAAGGATTATATCGCGAAGACATATTCTTCACACTATGTTGGAAAAGACGATGATGGAATTCAGATTCAGGATTTGTTGGATTCAATTGGTGTGGCAGAAAAGTTTTGCCAAGGAAATGCGATGAAATACATTGCACGATATGGTAGAAAAAATGGGAAGAACAAAATGGATTTGCTCAAGGCAATCCATTACACGCTTTTGATGATGCATTTTAGTGAAAAAAATAATGGAGAATTTGATAATGAAGATTAGTGAAGACACGCTCTCAATACTTAGCAATTTTGCTTCTATCCAAAATTCGATTGTTGTGGATAGTGGTTCTGGCTTGAAGACTATTTCTGAGGATCGAACCATCATGGCACATGCGGTGGTGGACGAAACCTTTCCAAAGAAGTTTGGTCTTTATGATTTGAATGAGTTTTTGAGCGCAACGTCTCTTCTTGAAGATAGTCCAGTTTTTGAGTTTGAAGATAAGTTTATTTTTGTCGAGTCTTCTGATTCAAATCGAAAGATTCGTCTTGAATATTCTGATCCAGTCCTTTTGCAAAGTTGTGTTCCCGGTGGAACAATTTCTCTTCCTGATGACCCAGACTTCAAGTTTATCTTGACGAATGATAACATCAAGACGATCAAGAAGTCTGCTGGTGTTCTCAATCTTCCTCATGTATGTTTCAACATGAAAGGTGACAGTGTTGTTGCTTCGGTTGCAGACAAGTCTAAGAAGTCTCTCAATGGATTTGATATAAAGATCGCTGATGTTGAGATTGCTGGAGATTCTGATTTTTACACGACGCTGAATGTCGATACTGTAAAACTTTTTCCGGGTGATTATGTAGTAAGTCTTTATCGTACTGGAGTGTGTCACTTTTTTAATAAGAATCTTGATTTGGAATATTTCATCGCACCACAAACAAACTATTCTGTGGTGTCTGAATAAGGGAATTTATTATGAACGTTCGTGATGATTTTGTTTGGTGTCAGAAGTATCGACCCCAAACAATTGATGATTGCATCCTCCCCAAATCCTTGAAAGAAACATTCAAGGATTTTATTGCAAATGGGGATATCCCAAACCTGCTGTTTTCGGGTTCCGCTGGAACGGGAAAGACTACTGTAGCAAGAGCGTTATGCCAAGAACTTGGTGTTGATTATATCATCATCAATGGGAGTGAAAGTGGAAACATTGACACTCTTCGCAATGACATTCGCAACTTCGCTTCTGGTGTTTCTTTTACCAACAGCGGAAAGCGAAAGATTGTCATTCTCGACGAGGCTGATTATCTAAACCCGTCTTCAACTCAACCTGCTCTCCGTGGGTTTATTGAAGAGTTTTCTCAGAACTGTGGATTCATCCTTACTTGTAATTTTAAGAATCGAATCATTGAACCGATTCATAGTCGGTGTAGTGTAATTGATTTTCGATTTAGTAAGCAAGATAGTCCAAAACTGGCACTTCAATTCCTGAAGAGGACCATTGAGATTCTGGAAAAGGAGAATGTTAAGTATAGTGAGAAGGTTCTTGTTGAACTTATCATGAAGCATTTTCCTGACTTCAGAAGAATTCTGAACGAGCTTCAGCGGTATTCTGTTTCGGGTGAGATTGATGCTGGCATTCTTACCAATATTAGTGATAAGTCTATCAAGGATTTGATGGTATTCCTGAAGGAAAAGAATTGGAAGGATATGAGAAAGTGGGTTGTCCACAATTTGGATTCTGATCCATCTCGTATTTTTCGTCTTATCTATGATGGATTGTTTGGTTCTGTGAAACCTCAAAGTGTTCCGAAGGCAGTTTTAACCTTGGCTGATTATCAGTACAAGGCTGCTTTTGTGGCTGATGCAGAAATAAATTTGGTAGCATGTTTAACTGAACTAATGGTAGAACTGGAGTATAAGTAATGGACCTTTCAGAAAATCTTTCCACTGTTACTAGAGATAGTGGAATCTATATCGTTGACTTTGAAAGCGTGGAGTTTGACTTGGAGCCAAGTGCAAAGGTATTCGGACCTTTTCTAACACTAGAAGCCTCGGCTCGATTTGCTAAGTATCTTGCATCAGGATATTCATCCGAGAGCGGAATGCTTTTTACCCAAGAAGAGGATGATGATTAATGGCTAAACTTGGGGATTTTCTAACTGCTATTAATCTTAGCAAGAAAAATTTGATGGAAGAAGATTCATTAACAGAAAAAGAGTATCCTCCATTCGTGATCAATCGCTCGCTATCTTATTTTCAGGATACTGTGCTTTATGCAAATGAAATGAACCTGCGGGGTAATCTCGACAATCGGCTCCAGAATGACTATTTGCTAAATAGTGTCAGGAAAAAGAAACGATTTTCGAGATGGTTGAAGCCAGAACAGGATATTGATGTTGATGCGATCAAGGAGTATTATTCTTGTAGTGAAATGAAGGCACGCGAGATGTTCAATGTATTGACGGGCGATCAGTTATCTCTTATTCATAAACGTTTGAAAAGAGGTGGTTTACAAAATGGAAAGCGAACCAAGAAGAGATGATGGTGGAAAATATAAAGAACCTAACCTGAGTTCACTCGTCGAGATTGAATTAAATGATGATGATGATTTTTTGAAGATTCGAGAAACGCTTACTAGAATTGGTATCGCTTCAAAGAAAGATCGAACCCTATATCAATCATGTCACATTTTACACAAACGCGGCAAGTATTACATCGTTCACTTCAAAGAGCTTTTTGCTCTGGATGGTAAGCTTTCTAATTTTGATAAAAATGATGTTGCCAGAAGAAATACAATTGCAAATCTTCTAGCAGAATGGGAACTTTTAAGTTTGGTTGATGTTGAAAAAAGTTCTGAACCAACAGTACCAATGAATCAGATTAAAATTATCGCCCACAAAAATAAAAGCGATTGGAATTTAATCACAAAGTATAACATAGGAAATAGTTCAAGATAGGAGGGTGTTTTGGAACTTGTTGAAGCCAGTTTAAATCGAATCTATCAAAAAACGAAGAACCATGCTGTTGGTGCGGTCACTGCCTTTCGGGGTGACAAAACCAAAAAACAAAACAAGGCAAACAATAAAAAGGTTCTCGCGTATCTTTTAAATGCAGGCTACTCGGTCATCAAGGTGAAGGGTAGTTATTGGGAAAACTTTCAAAAGCCAACCCAGAGAGAGGTAGGCGAAGAATCCTTTTTCGTCGCAAACTATAAAATCGAAGGTGATGATGGTGGTCAGCTTGAACGTGATTTGATTAAGTTGGGTCGCCTTTATGATCAAGATAGTATCTTGAGTGTTCCTTTTGAGCAGAGTGGTTATCTATATGGAACATCAAGACGAGAAGACGGCTTTCCTGATTATAATCAAAAAGTAGTTGTGGGCAAACCTGTCTTTGGGGATGCCAAGGGTGAATTCTTCTCTCGCGTAAAGGGGAGAAAGTTTGCTTTTGAATCATACGAAGAGATTTCAAAGCCCATGACATATAACGGAAAGTGGGCTATTTCGCTTTATGCGAAAGAAATTCGAGAAGAGTTGAAAAAACTTGAAGATTAGGGTTGACAGATAAGGATTCCGTGCTTATCTTTAGGGTTGAACAAATGCCAAATTGGGTTTGTTTAATTTAAATATAACTTGCTTAATTAAGGAGAAATAGTATGACACGATTAGTACCATCTAATATTTTTAACGAACTTAGGAACGATCCGTTTCTTGTAGGGTTTGATCAAATTTTTGATCGGATTGTTTCGACAGGCGCAGCGACAGCGCAATCCCCCTCGTATCCGCCTTACAATATTGTAAGGAATGATAATTCCGATAGCTTTGCTATTGAGATTGCCCTTGCTGGATTTACAGAAAGCGAAATTAAGGTTGCGGTGAAGGAAGATGTTCTTACCGTCGAATCCGAGAAGGATCATAGTGCCGATTCTGCTGTGTATGTTCATCAAGGAATTGCAGCACGAAATTTCAAACGTGCGTGGACACTTAGTCCCACAGTTAAGGTTATTGGAGCCGAGTTTACGAATGGTCTTCTCGTAATTTCGTTGAAGAACGAGATCCCCGAAGAGGCAAAGCCCATCACGATTAAAATCAATAATGGGAACTGATGATGATTTTGTGGAAGGTCCACATGTATTGAANGGGTAGAACGTCCGTTCATTGGGGGGAGCTTTTGCTCCCCCCTTTTTTATGCTAGGAGATATTTTATGTTTATTTTTANTNAGCCCGNTAGNGANNTTGATCGTGTTTTTATTCANTGNTCTGCGTCAAGTTTAAAANCGCATGACGATGTTGAAGTGATTCGTGGCTGGCACCTCAATAATGGTTGGAGTGACATTGGTTATACCTATTACATCACTTTTGACGGAACTGTTCACCGAGGAAGGGATGTTGAAATTACTCCAGCAGCACAGAGAGGTCACAATACAGGAACGATTGCAATTTGTCTTTCGGGTCTTGCGGTAGACGACTTTACTCAAGAACAGTTTGAGTCGTTAAAAGATTTGTGTGAACAAATTGATGATAAAATTGCTGATGTAACTTTCCACGGTCATTGTGAAGTTTCTGATAAGGAATGCCCTGTCTTTGATTACAATGAAATTCTAAATCTAACTGATTTGGGGGTGATGCAGAGGACATCTTCTTTGTATGCTTATGCTGATGAAGTTGTTAAACTCAATGCTGGAATTGTTGAATCCAAAAAAGAATTTATTAAATTGTTTGAGGAATTGATGGGTATCGAAGAAGGTGTGAATGATTTAATTGTTCGCACTCGTGAATTGGGAGATGAAATCGAAAAATTATAGGATTATATTATGGCATTTTATACAAACGTAAGAGCTGTTGGAAATCAGATTTTCCTTCGTGGCGTGGATGATCTGGGAGAACGATTCTCTAAGAAGGTTCGATACAGTCCAACACTATTTACTTCTTCAAAGAAAATTACGAAGTACACTACCATTGATGGTAAGTATGTTTCTCCAATTTCTTTTGGTGGATTAAAAGAAGCCAGATCCCGCATTGAGGATTATAAAGACGTTGAAGGTTTCAATCTTTACGGCTTCGACAAGTTCGATACCACATTTATTGGTGATGAGTATCCTGAAGAAATTGAATATGATTTTGAAAAGATCATGGTTGCAAACATTGATATCGAGGTTGCCTCTGATGAAGGGTTTCCTCATGCAGAGTTTGCTGCCTCTCCAGTAATTTCAATAGCGGTGAAGTTTAATGAAGCATTTTATGTATTTGGTTTTGGGGAGCCTGATGGTTGTAAAATACAGGAAACCCTTGCGGAAAGAGATATCATCTATGTTTCTTGTGATAATGAGATTGATCTTTTGGATCGGTTTCTTTATACTTGGAATGAGTTTTCTCCTGATATCGTTACTGGATGGAATGTAAATGGATTTGATATTCCTTATCTCTACAATAGAATCAATAAGGTAATTGACGAGAAGACTGCAAAGACTCTTTCACCGTGGAAATTTGTTTCTTTTAGAAAGTTTCATTCTGGCTTTGGTCGAGAAGAGACTCGTCTTACCTTGAGTGGTATTTGTGTTCTTGATTATCTAGAGCTTTACAAAAAGTTTACATATGTTAATCGAGAGAGTTATCGTCTAGATTATATTGCGAACGTTGAGTTGGGCGAGAGCAAACTTTCTTATTCAGAATTTGGCAGCTTGCATACATTATACAAGCGGGATTATCACAAGTTCATTGAATACAATGTGAAGGATGTTGAGCTTGTTGGTCGTCTTGAAGATAAGATGAAGTTGATTGAGATGGCTGCTGCTCTTGCTTATTCTGCAAAGGTTAATTTGGATGATGTTTTCTCACAGGTGAGAATGTGGGAAAGTCTTTGTTATCACCATCTTCGCAAAACTAATCGAGTCTATCCCCCAAGAAAGATCACTTCAAAGAGTGAACAGTTTGAAGGTGCATATGTTAAAGAGCCTCATGTGGGATTTCATAAGTGGGTTGTTTCTTTTGATTTGAATTCATTGTATCCTCATTTGATGATGCAGTATAATTTGAGTCCTGAAAAGTTGGTGACAGAAAGTCAAGCAAACAACGATCTTGTTGAATCTCTGAAGCGTGGACCTTGGGATACCATTGCCAGTTATGATAAACTTATTGAAAAGGATTTTGACACATCACTGTTAAAGCGGGATGATCTTACGGTCACACCAAACATTATGTTCTTCAAGCGAGACTCTCAAGGATTCCTTCCTGAGATTCTGGAGGATCTTTACAACAAACGAAAGTCTTCAAAGAAGAAGATGCTCGAATGTCAGCAATTAGCAGAAGGTTCAACTGGATATGAAAAGCAAAAGTATTTGAATTTGATCTCTAAACATAATAATGATCAGCTTGCTAGAAAAGTTCAATTGAATAGTGCGTATGGTGCATTGGGAAATCAATACTTCAGATTCTATGATCTTCGTATTGCGGAGGCTGTTACCAAAGCTGGTCAGCTTTCTATTCGTTGGATCGAACAGAGAATGAATGAATATTTGAATAATGTTTTGTCCACCGAAAATGTTGATTATGTAATCGCAAGCGACACAGATAGTATCTATGTTGTTCTCGACAAACTAGTTCAAAATGTATTTGCTGATGATTCAGATAAACAAAAGATAGTTAGGTTTTTGGACGAAGTATGCAGCAAAAAGATTGAACCTTACATCGACAAGTGCTATACTGACCTTGCTGAATATATGAATGCGTATGACCAAAAGATGGTTATGAAAAGAGAAGCAATTGCTTCGACTGGATTGTGGACTGCCAAAAAGAGATACGTTTTAAACGTATATGATAATGAAGGAGTTTCTTACAACGAACCTAAGTTAAAGGTGATGGGACTAGAAGCGGTTAAGTCCTCGACACCAGAAGTGTGTCGAGACAAGATTAAAGGCTCTTTGTCTATCATGATGAACGGGTCTGAAAAACAAATTCAAAAATATATTGCAGAATTTAAAGAAGAGTTTTTCGGTCTTTCCGCAGAGGATGTTGCTTTTCCTCGTGGTGTGAATGGAATTAAAAAGTATGAGGAAAACAACAAATACATAAAAGGCACACCCATTCATGTGAAAGGTTCTATTATTTACAATCGGTTAGTTAAGGAAAATAATTTAAATTTGATGTATCAAGAAATTCGTGATGGAGACAAAATTAAGTTTTTATATCTCAACAAACCAAATCCTTGTGGCGAAAGTGTTATTTCTATTTCAAATAATTTGCCAGAGGAATTTGGGTTGAATACATATATTAACTATGATATGCAGTTTGTTAAATCATTTCTTGATCCCGTAAAAGTGTTGTTGGACTGTATGGGTTGGAAATCCGAAAAGACCAGCACGCTAGAGAGGTTTTTTGTATGACAAATAATGAAAATATTAATGATGAAATTGAGTCTGAATCGTTTGATAATGCTTTAGAAGCTCA